GCTCATGACGCTATTGAGCATGACACATATCAATTAATGCTTAAAGGTCCAATGGACAAAGACGCATTCATATTGTTAGCAACATTTAGGTCATTTGATGAAGCAAAACTCATTTATGATTGGTTCCCTTCAATACCTGGAGCAAGTATAAAAATTACAAATAGTGCTCTCTCAACAGTTAAAAAGAAACATAATAATTCAAGGTCTATTAAATGCTATAAGACCTTTGAGTTTATTAAAACAGGTTATGAACAAGGATCTGCTCTTGATCTATGCGAACAGTCTGATGACTTATGGGAAGTAATAGTTAGAGGTAGGTTAAAGCCTTTATTGAATCCATTACCTACCAAAGTTTTAACTGTTGAGCCAGTCAAGCAGCATCAAGCACCAATACCAGCATGGAACACTAGACCAATAGTTAAAGGTGATTTGGTAAAGATTGCTAATGAAGCAACTAAAAGGAATAAGTATCTAGAGTTTATTAAAAGAATGGCTAATGCTGTTAACCCTCAGTTAAGACTATTAAATGGTGGTAGATCATGAAGGAAATCTTAAACCCTCACTATTTTATCTATAACACTGATGGCTTTTGTGTAGGATTCAACATATATGAAGAGCCTACCTTATTAATTCCAGAAGATGAGGAAACTACCAATGATGAATAGATCAACCGACTTTCTAGCAGGTCTAGAGATCATAAAAGAAACAGCTCAAGAGGCTAAATGGAGTGATGAACAGTTAAAACAAACTATCACGTCATTTGCTCAAGACTGGCAGGACAGAAGGCATTCAGATTTATTAAAGAGGCAGGTAAAAAATGAAGTATAAACTAACCGAAATGACAAGCAATCATAAGCTTACTTCAGGTGAGAAACTAAAGCTTGTTAGCGCAACTACTAGCTCATGGGTTACTTGTTCTAAACATTGCCCTATGCACTCTAAGTGCTACGCAAAGAGAGGAAAACAGGCTATCCATGCCAAGAAGGTTACAGAAGGCTCAAGAGGCTATGACTTAGACAAACTATTAAAAGAAATAGCAGAGTTAAGGCCTAATAGCTTATTGAGATTGAATGTATCAGGTGATCTACCTAGTGTGACCTATAAGAACGATGAAAGAAAGATAAGTACTGATGCTTTAACTAAACTTTTAATAGCTACTCAAGACGCTAGAGCAAAGGCTTTTACTTATACTCATTTACATAGTGATCCTAAGTACAAAGATTATAATTTAGCAGCGGTTAAAGAGTGGAGTACTGAGAACTTTGTAATTAATGTATCAACTGAGAACAGCCGAACAGCGGCTAAATTATATTTTGATGGTCATGATGTAGCTTTAACGAATACAAAACTGTTTAATTTTGCAGTAGATCAAGAGATAAATCATGGAAGAAAAGCAACGTTAACAACTAAAGAGGGTACGGTTGAACTGTTCCCATGTCCTCATTCATATAAAGAATCTAACTGCAATCAATGTAGAGAATGTTCTAAACATAATAGAGAGAATATAGTTGTATTCAAGGAGAGTTAGCCTATGTGTTATATAGCCTTAGCTCTATTCTTTATAATCTTATTAATCAAATAGCTCTATTAATTTAGAGCTTTTTTCTTGTCAATGCTTATTGAGAATGAGAATCATTATCAATAGTGAGGGTCATAAATCTTAATATAATAAATGATAATGAGAATCATTATCAATAAGGAAATAATAGAAATCAACATAATTTCAAAAGATTCTTGAAATACTATCACGACCCACACATTAGTATTGGAGGTGATGAGCTAAATTGTAATGAGGACATTGTGTTAAGTATGTCAGCTTTAACAGCAAGAGATAAGTTCTATATGCCACTACGTAGAGTGGCTAAGGATTACCTTCCTATGCTTCTAGCAAGAATGAAGGTACTAGAGAAGCGATCACTACACGCTATGGAGTACTTAGAGGATGAGGCTGATACAACGCATGAGGTGGTGTGGGAGTTTGATGAAGCTGAAAGGATCGCTTCAGTTGCTGCAGCGCAGTCAGACCTACACAAAGCAGTATTAGAGGCAGGAACCTGTCAGCAGTTGGTCGGTGCATTTATAGAACTACTCCAAGATGATTATTCAAAGATAAGGGACAGTGATTGCTTTTACATGGGTCCAGATGGTCGCTTAGTATCGTTATATGACGTACAGAAGCATCCTTTAAAAGAAGAAGACGATGGAGAAGAAGAGGAAGGACTCCAGAGCCGATGAGTTACTTGACCATCTTGAGAAGATAGATGGCATAGCAAAGAAGGAGCACTGGGAGCAAGACAAAGAGAAAGAGGTCAAAAGAAATTTGATTGATCATTGGGAAACAGAAAGACCCCCAGAAAACTGAGGGTCATTCCGATATGTGGTTAGTGTGCTTACTTGTAGTAAACAACACCACGATAGACGAGTCTAGTCATGGGAGCCTCTTAACTTCCTAACGCCCGTTCCATCGTTAGGTTGCCTGCGTCTCAATAATGAGATGAACGTACGCAGAGGCTATCAGATCTGGTAGTCGTTGCTATCTACTATTGTACCACTCAAGGAACTGTCTAGAAGACACCTGGAATGACTTGACCAGTAAAGGCATAAGCACCTAGAGCTGCGATGAAACCCATCATAGCTAGGCGACCATTGAGTTCCTCTGCAATGTGCATTGGATCTCCTTCATGGTTGTGATTGTCCATAATCTCAATAGGGGGTTCTTTGGCGAAGATGTTTTGCTTGCCGTACTCAGTTATTGTAGTCATAATTGACCAATACGTTCATTAGCGTGTTTCTGCCACTGAGCGTAGCGTTCTTGTTGTCGCCTTAGCTCAGTGCAGTGAGAGCAGTTGCAATTTTCATGCGATGCTTTAGAACTTGTACTTTGCTCCAATTTTGGTTGCATAGCTGTTGTCAACATCTTCTGCTGTTTGAAGAGCAATCTCTCCATAGATGTCTAGCTTATCAGTAGCAGCGACTGAACCGCCAAGCTTACCTGATACATTAGTGTCATTATCATCAGCTCCGTCAATAGCTGAGATTGTTGGTCCTCCCTGGATATAGTAAGTTGCAGTGTCGTTGCCTCCTTCATAGCCAATATGCAGATCGGTATTTGTAGATGTGTAATCAGACCCAGTAAAACTGGAGTTGGATTCAGCGTTTATGTAAAAATTACCAGCAAGGGCAGGAGCTGTACCTACACCTAGCAGGGCAGCTAGAGCGATTGCAAATTTCATTAGGTTTTAAGAATGTACCACTGTATTGTAAAGTACTGTACTTTTTATCAAAGTAGAGATGTCACTTAAACAACACCTTTACAACATTCTTATTCTAATGCCTATCTGAATGCTTACTATCACGTATTGGACGGTTAAGGAAGTGGCATACTAATACTTCACAATGGTGGTCTTCTTCATTAATTTTTAGAAGTCCTTTCAAATACCGACATGAAATTTACTGGAACTTTTGAAGGTTTCATACCTCATCACATTAATCCTCCAACATATCAGCAGATGCCTTGTAACTACAGGCTTAAAGTTCGAGTAACTGAAGATACAGAACAACTACTTGATGAATTAAGTGAAGCTTATGAGAATGCTTGTGAGTGGTGGAAAGAGAAAGTAACAGCTAATAAGAAGAAGAATGGTTACTTCCCTGCTCCTTTTACAACTAATGAGGATGGTTCAGTAACTGTTACTGTTACAGCAAATCCAGCTTATGAAGAGTTTCCTTTTCCAGTAGTAGATGGGAACTTAGATCCATTACATAAAGATGTAATTTTAAAAGCTGGTACTTTAGCAATGGTACAAATCAAGCCTAAAGTTATATCACCTAAAGCAAGACAAGGTGGTGTGAGGTTAGTAGCACAAGGGATGCAAATACTTAAAGCTGTGACTGTTACAGGTAGCGACAGTGGTGAAGCATCATTTGATGTATCAACTGCCTTTAAGAAACAAAAAGGTTTTAAACAAGCTAAACCAGCAGTTAAAGAACCTGCTACTGTAGCTGACGAAGACGAAGACTTCTAAGCTTATGACCTCCCGAAGATTCCACAAGTATGGCAAACGTACAAGAGATGGCTTTCGTTCGGGATTTGAGTCAGAGGTAGCTAAGAGTCTCACTGAAGATGGGGTTCACTTCGAGTATGAAAAACACAAGTATGACGTAGTGATCCCCAGACGCTATACACCTGACATAGTTTTAGGAAATGGTGTAGTAGTTGAGATTAAAGGTTACTTCGATAGCGATGACAGAAGACTTGTCAAAGTATTCAAAGAACAACACCCTGATATAGATCTCAGGATGTGTTTTCAAAATCCACATCAAAAGCTAAGTCGCACAGCCAAGATGTCCTATGCCCAATGGTGTGACAAATATAATATTCCTTGGTGCAAAGGCCCACACTTGCCTAGACGCTGGACTGCGCTATAGTTCGGTTGGTAAGTTTTGAAAGGGTTACCACTGCCTCCAAGGATTGATTCCCTAACTTGGAGGCTTTTAAATGTCTGTAATTCATGCGCCTTGTCCTCAATGTGGCAGCCAGAATAATGTTGCTATCTATGAGGACGGTCATGAGTATTGCTTTACTCCAGGTTGTAACTACTTCAAACCTGCAACTGGTATCATGCCTACTCCAACCCTTTCAACGCCACAAGAAATTGAACCTATTATCGGTAATTTTGTAGATATTAAATCTAGGAAAATACCAGCAGATAGTAATAAGTTTTTTGGTTATGCCAAAGGTATTCATGGTGGAGAACCTGCTTACTTCTGGCCTATCTATGACAATCAAAGAAGACTTGTTGGTTATAAGATCCGCAAGAAGAATAAGCAGTTCTTAATGCACGGATCTAATCCTGACAGCAGGTTTTTAGGTCAAGAGAAATGGGGTGATGGGGGCAAGCTCTTAGTCATCTTTGAAGGTGAGTATGATTGTCTTTCTTACCATGCAATTAGAAATAACTGGCCTTGTGTTTCATTACCTACTGGAGTTGAATCAGGTCAGAAAGTTATTAAGTCTCAACTACCTTGGTTACTTAAGTTTGAACAAGTCATACTTTGTTATGACAATGATGAGCATGGTCAGAGAGCAGTCCAAAGAGATATACAACTACTACCTCCACGTAAAGGAAAGATAGGAACACTTGAAAGCTACAAAGATGCTAATGAAGCTTTCATTGCTGGAGATACAAAGGCTGTTATGAATATGGTATGGAATGCTAAAGAGTATGAGCCTGATGGAATAGTCAATGCTTCTAATTTATTAACTGAAGTACTAGAAGATCCCCAGGAAAGCAGTGCTGAGTATCCTTATGAGTTCTTGAATGACAAGCTACATGGTCTACGTAAATCAGAGCTATGTACTATCACAGCAGGTACAGGTATAGGTAAGTCAACTTTTGTAAATGAAATAGCTTATGACCTTTTAGTACGGCAGAATCAAACTGTTGGAGTTATTTCTTTAGAGGAAAACTTAAGGAGAACAGCTAAAAGATTTATAGGTATCAATCTCAACCATCCAATTCACATAGATAGGGGAACTATTACTGATGAACAAATCGAAGATTCATTCAAAAAGACCTTGGGAACAGGGAGGCTTTGGCTCTACGATCATTTTGGCTCCCTTGACTGCGATGTACTTCTTAATAGGGTCAGGTACTGTATTGTCAGTTTGGGTTGTGACTGGGTTATTTTTGACCATCTATCGATCTTGGTCAGCGGTTCAGACGAAAGTAACGAAGTCAAAGCTATCGATAGGGTTATGACAAAGCTGCGGTCTTTAGTAGAAGAGACTGGCACTGGATTACTATTAGTCAGTCATTTAAGAAGACCGCAAGGAGGTAAGGGTTATGAAGATGGTCAGCAGACGAGTTTATCTAGCCTTAGGGGTAGTTCAAGTATTGCCTGTCTTAGTGATATTTGTATTGGTTTGGAGAGGGATCAACAAGATGCCTCAGGTGCAGGAACAGTCGTTAGAATCCTCAAGAACCGTTTTAGTGGCTGGACAGGAGTAGCAGGGCATGTGAAATATAATGAAAAAACTGGCAGAATGGTGACGCTTGAAGATACTCCCAGTTTTGTAGAGAAAGATCATGTCTTTATTGAATCCGATTT